TACAGAGGGACGTTTTTCGGCGGCATCGTAGTCACGCGCCTCTTCGACAGTGATCAGTCCCTTGATGGCATCGGGGAAGCTATCACGCAGGGCAAAGCCCCTCGCCCGGAGCTGCAACATCCGGTTCGGATAGTTCTGCCAGGCACCAGCCTTGCCGGTCAGCTTGGCATGACGAGCCTCGGACATCGAAAAGGTCTTCTTGGTTTCTTCGATCTCGCCATCGGGCAGCGCACGTTTGACAATGCAGACCGCCACCTCCCCGTCCATGTATTCCTTGATGCCTCTAAAAGCCGGATGCGCTTTGACTAGGGCCAGCATGCTGTCACCCCAGATCGATGGCTTGCCATTGATCACGGATATATTCTGCAAGGCTTGCATCGGTGCCAGCCCCAGCTCGTAGCCCCACTGGACAGCGACTAGGACATTGGCCGGCTGATTGCGGTAGGCATCAGGCACCATCGGTGATTGTGCGATCACCTTGGCAAAGTCCATTGCCTCGGTAAGGTTGGTCGGTTCAAGAACCGTAAGTTTCTTATCATTCATCGTTTGTCTCCTTCACCGAGAAGCTGACGCTCTCGTATGTTTCTCCAGTTTCAACTGATTTGCGCCGGGGCTTGGTCACCGTCTTTGACTTGATGATAAACCCCGGCATCTTGGCGTGTTCGACTTGCATGCTATCTAGGACAAAGATGATGCCCTCGCGGAGCTGCTTGCGGGTCTTCTCCCATTGCGTGGCTTCAGCCGCAGCTCGGAGGTAGTCCGTACACATTGCTTGCAAGTCGTGATTTGTTTTCGGCAGCATCTCGCTGATGTCCACCAGCTTGTCAGGTTCGGCCCCTTCTATCGGCGGGTAGTCACCGTCAGTGTCCACCAGATGCCAGAACTCCGCGTATGCTTTCAGCATGACATCGATCAGCGCCTGATCACGCAGGACCGGGTAGAAGTGCATTTTGAAATGTTGGTCGAAGCAGGCAATGATTCCCCAGTCCAGCTCGGCACAGATCATCTGGTGATGGACTTGCATCACCCATTCAGGTTTCGGCCTGCCGTCGTGATACGCATCCGTCTTGATCTCGCAGATGCCGGTGCCGGAAAGAACGAACTCCTTGTCCAGCCAGTGCAGAACCAGCTCACCGCCCTCGCCATTGATCTCAATGATGCGATCTATGGAGCTGGCGATCCGGTGCTGCCGGTAGCGGAAAGCGTCCTTGGGTTCCCACATTTCTATGGACGTGGAGCCAGGAACCATGCGGCGTAGCAGCGCCAGAGCTAGGTCAGCCACGCCAGGTTCCAAGCAATTACCCCGCAGCTTGGCTTCGATGTTCATCGTGTCTGCCGGCAAGTCCTCGCCGCGCAGCGCCATCTTGGTTTTCTCCAG